TGCCCGTGGTGCCGACGCTGGGCAGCTTCAATGTGAGCACCCAGTTCACGGTGCCGGTGCAAGCGCAGGGCATTGCGACCAGTGGGTCAACCGCGCCGAGTGCCTCTGTCATCGCTTCCGAGGTGCGCGCCGCTATGGCCACCGAGTTGCAACGCATTCTTGAGATTGCCTTGTTGCACGGCCTTGACCCTGCCGCCCCCTTGTCCGTTTCCGAAACCAGTCGCACTGCTGGCGCCGTGGCGCAAACACTGGCCACCGCCGCAGGCACCACCACCGTCACCCGCACCGCATGAGCCTGAACACTCTGCACATTGCCTTGCAAGGGTTGTTCCCGCTGTCGCCGATTGCGGTGGCTGTTCAGGGGTTGTTGAGTGGCGATGCACTGCCGCTGCCGGAAAGCGAACTTGTTCACCGCCCGCCTGTGGTTGGGCGCGGCCCTGGTGCAACCATCAACGCCGGTGACTACCTGGCCGAGCTGTTGCGTCGCACCGCGGCCAGCCAGCGCCCACTCGCCGCGCCTTCAAAAGCCACCCTGACGCCGCAGCGCCGGCGCCGCCGAAACCTGCAAACACTGCGCGCAGCGGCCCTGGCGCTTGAGTGATGCGCCCGTCGCACGGGGTTGTCTCAATTTGCCCTATTTGAGACAGCCGCAAAACGGGACATTCACGTCCCATGAAGCTCCTGGACATCATCACCGCGCCCTGGGCCATCGAGCCGACCAAACTGCTCGAAATCCAGGCCATCTACGCCACCCACCTGCGCGGCGAAAAAATCGACATTCCGTCGGTTGAGGCCCGCCTAGGCCGCCCCCTCGACAACACACCGCAAAAAGGCTACGCCATACAAGACGGCGTGGCTGTGCTGCAAATCGAGGGCGTCATTGCCAAGCGTGCAAACCTGTTCATGGAAATCAGCGGTGGCGTCAGCACACAGCTAGTCGAGCGCGATCTCAAAGCTGCCCTGGCTGACCCAGCGGTGCACAGCATCATCCTGGCTATCGACAGCCCTGGCGGCACCGTAGACGGCACCATCACCCTGGCCAACATCGTGGCCGGTGCTGAAAAGCCCATCGCCACCCTGGCCAGCGGCACCATGGCCAGCGCCGCTTACTGGATCGGCTCAGCCGCCAGTGCAGGCGTCTACATCACCGACGCCACCACCAACGTCGGCAGCATCGGCGTGGTGGCCACGCACACCGACGTGTCCAAAGCCCAAGCCACCCAGGGCATCAAAACCACCGAAATCGCCGCAGGCAAATACAAGCGCATTGCCAGTCAGTTTGAGCCGCTCACCAAAGAGGGCCGCCAAACCATTCAAGACCAGGTGGACCACATCTACGGCCTGTTTGTCGATGCCGTGGCCGCCCACCGTGGCGTCACCGCCGACCAGGTGGTGTCCGACATGGCCGATGGCCGAATTTTCATTGGGCAGCAAGCCATCGACGCGGGGCTGGTGGACGGTGTTTCCACCCTCGACGCATTGGTGGCCCAGCTCAACGAGCGCCGCACCAGCGGCAACAACCCCGGTGCCGGTGCTGCACCGAAATCCGCCGTCAAGGCAACCCTCCCCAAACCCACAGGAAAACCCATGTCCATCACCCGTGAACAGCTCGCGGCCGATGCACCGGACACCCTGGCCCAAATCCTGGCCGAGGGCGCTGCATCCGAGCGCGCCCGCATCCAGGCCGTAGAGGCCCAGGCCATTCCGGGGCACGAAGCCCTCATCACCGCCCTCAAGTTCGACGGCAAATCCACCGGCGGTGACGCCGCCATGGCCGTGCTCGCCGCTGAAAAGCAAACCCGCACGGCGGCCCAAGCAGCCAACGCCGCCGACGCGCCCCAGCCCCTGCCACTGGCCCCAGCCGCCACTGTGCAAACCGCTGAAGACGCACCCAAAACACGCCAGCAAATCGACGCCGACGCCAAAGCCTACATGGCCGCGCACCCCGGTACCGACTACCTCGCCGCCGTCAAACACATCACCCAAGGAGCCTAAGCCATGGCCGCATCCAACATCGCAATCCTCACCGCTGGCATCACCGCCGGCGCCACCATCAACCAATTCCAGGCTGTCACAGCCGCCGGGGCTGTGGCCACCGCTGCTGGTAACGCGGTGGGCTTTGCCAACACTGGCGCCGCCAGCGGCGAGCGCGTGCCCGTCACCGTGGTGGGCACCGCCATTGCCACCGCCGGCGCGGCCATTGTGGTGGGTGCCGCTGTTGAGGTGGGCACCGCAGGCAAGGTGGTCACCCGCTCGGCCGGTGTCACCGTGGGCCGCGCGCTCACAGCCGCAGGCGCCGATGGCGACCAGATCGAAGTGCTGGTCATCGGCAACTAAGCCGCCAGCCCCTAAACCCCACACACCAGGACATTCAACATGCCACAAATCACCCCCGCAGGCGCCCGCGTCATGGATCCCGTCTTGAGCACCATTGCCCAAGGCTTCACCAACTCCGAAATGGTGGCCAGCGCGCTGTTCCCCAGCGTCACCGTGCCACAGCGCGGTGGCCGCATCATCACCTTCGGCCGTGAAGACTTCATGCTCTACGGCAGCCAGCGCGCCCCCGGCGAAAACACCAAGCGCGTGCAGTTTGGCTACGGCTCCGGCAACTACACCCTGGTTGACTACGGCCTTGAAGGCCAGGTGCCAATCGAAGTGATGCAAGAAGGCCAGGCCGTGCCCGGCATCGACCATGGCGCCATGGCCGTGCGCAAAGTGTCCAACATCATGGCCCTGCGCCTTGAAAAGCAAGCCGCCGACATTGCCCGCACCGCCGCCACCTACGCCGCGGCCAATAAAGTCACGCTGTCGGGTACTGCCCAGTGGAGCGACTACGGCGCCGTCAGCAACCCCATCAACAACATCGAAACGGCCAAGGAGGCCATTCGCGCCGTCACCGGCAAGCGCCCCAACACCGTGGTCATGGGTGCCACCGTCATGGCCCGCCTGCGCCAGCACCCCGTTGTGGTGGACCGCATGAAATACACCGGCCGCGACGTGGCCACCGCCGAAATTCTGGCCGCCCTGTTCGGCGTGCAGCGCGTGCTGGTGGGTGATGCCATCTGGAGCAACGACGCCGGCAACGCCTTCACCGACGTTTGGGGCAAAGACGTGGTGGTCGCCTACACCGAGCTGGGCAGCGTGGCCGACATGGGCGCCCCCAGCTACGGCTACACCTACACGCTGGAAGGCTACCCCATGGCCGAAGAGCCCTACTACGACCGCAACACCAAGAGCTGGGTGTACCCCGTTACGCGGGCCGAGGCTCCTGTGCTGGCATCTGCCAGCGCTGGCTACCTCATCACCAACGCCGTGGCCTAAGCCAGCCAGCCCGCAGCACCCAGGCCACCGCCATGTTTGTCGAAGACCTCTCCACCTTTTTTGCCGACTTCGGGGTGCCTGCCACCCTGGGCGGCATGGCGGTGGTGGGCGTGTTCGACAACGGCTACAGCCTGGGCGCGGTGGGCCCGTTCGGCATTGCAGGCGCTCAGCCACGGTTGTCTCTGCCCACGACGCAAGTACCCGCCAACCCTGTTGGCCAGGCATGTGTGGTGGGCAGCAGCAGCTACCTGGTGGCCGAGCACCAGCCTGACGGCACGGGCATGAGCACGCTCATTCTGGAGCTTGCCGCATGACCACCCTGGTTTCTGCCGTCACAGCCGCCGTGCTGGCAGCGCTGCAGGCCGCGCCCGCCATTGCCCCGCAGGTCGCCCGCGTTCGCCTTCGTCCGCTGGCAGCCAACACCACCACCGCCGCGGTGGTGCGCCCGCTGCAGGCCGAGGTGGCCGAGCGTGACATGCAGGGGCCGATGCTGTGGGCGTGCCGCGTGGCGGTTGAGTGCTACGCCAAAACCTCTACCCAGACCGCGCCAGACGTGGCGGTCGATGCGCTGCTTGAAAGCGCCTACAGCCGCCTCATGGCCGATCCCACGCTGGGCGGCGCCGTTCTGCGCGTTGATCCCGAAGGCATCACCTACGACTTCGACGTCGATGGCGAGCAAACCGCCTGCGCCACCCTTGTTTTTTCCATCACCCACCTGTCCACCACCACCGCGCTGTAAGCGCCCAACGGAGTCCCCACCATGGCTTATTACTTCCCCGAAGGCTCGAAGTTCTACTTCAGCAACACCTTGGCCGCTGCCAAGTCCATTACTGCCCTGACCAACGCCACCCCGGCGGTGACCACCAGCGCGGCCCACGGCTTCCTCGAAAACGATGAAGTCCTGCTCACCTCCGGCTGGGAAGACGCCACCGACAGCGTGTACCGCGTCGATCAGCTCACCGCCGACACCTACGGCGTGACCGGCCTCAACGCGGTGGACACCAACTTCTTCCCCGCTGGCAGCGGCGTGGGCAACGCGCAAAAGATCGGCACCTGGCTGGAAATTCCGCAGCTGCTGCAAATTGCCACCCAGGGCGGCGATGCGCGGTTTACCACCATCGCCCCGCTGTCCAAGCGCAACGACATCAACGTGCCCACCGGCTTCAACGCCATGAGCATCAACCTCACGCTCGGCCACGACCCGGCGAACGCCAACTACCAGGCCATGGTGAACATCTCGCGCACTCTGCAAAAAGTGGCGTTCAAGATGGTTCTGAGCGGTGGCGCGCTGGGCTACGGCTACGGCTACATGAGCGTGTCCGAAGCGCCCCAGCTCAACCGCAACCAGGCCAACCAGGTCACCGCCGCCATCACGCTGCTGGGCCGCTTCATGTCCTACGCCTCGTAAGCCAGGCGCGTTTTTGCGCGGCACTGCAGCCTTTTCGCTGCAGGGCAGGTCGGCCCCGAGCCTGCCGCGCCGCGCATCTTTCATTCGGGCGACATTCATCAATCGGGCACCCTCATGGCTATCAAAATCCTGGTTTCCAACCGCGTCAAATTCAAGGTCAAAGGCACCATCAAAGACGAGGCAGGCGCAGACCAGCCGTTCGACTTTTCGCTCACCTGCTCCCGGCTCGATGCCGATCAGATCCAGGCCAAGCTGCGCAGCGAGAGCGAAGCCAGCGTGACCGACTTCCTCGCTGATGTGGTCGAGGACTGGTCGGGCGTGAAAGACGCGGAAGACAAACCCCTGAGCTTTGACGAGGACAACCTGCGCGCCCTCTGCCGCATCCCCGGCGTGGCCTCGCTGGCGTTTCGCACCTACCTGGTGGAAGTGGGCGCCAAGGAAAAAAACTGAGTGCGGTGGCCCGCAGCGCAGCCGAGTCCACCAGCCATGAAGCAGCACCCCCCGAACCCGGCAACGCCTGGGCCGGCGCTCTGGCCGGCCTGGGCCTGCAGGCCGACGATGCCGCGCTCGAAGTGGTCTACCTCTGGCCCGACAACCTGCGCGCGTGGGGCTGCTGGCAAGACGTGCAAACCCAATGGCGGGTCGGCATGGGCGGCGCCACTGGCCTCGATTACGCGGGCGTGCGCGCCTACCTGGAAGAGGCCGAGCTGGGCGAAGAGCGCCGCGACGTGTTTGCAGGCATCCGCGCCTGCGAGCGCGCCACGCTGGAGGTGTGGGCCGAAAACCGCAGAAAAGAAGCAACCTGAGGCCGTAGGCACATGAGCACCACCCAAGTCGGCATCAAGCTCACGCTCGAAGGCGCCGCGCAGGCCGAGGCCGGGCTCAAGCGCGTGCAGGGCGGCATGGCGCAAATTGGCACCGCCGCTGAAAGCATTCGCGGCGCGCTGGGCGGCCTGGCGGGCGCTTTTGCGGGCGCCATCAGCGTGCGCGCCTTTGTGCAAGCCGCCGATGCCGTCACCATCCTCAACAACCAGCTCAAGCTCGCCACCGGCAGCACGCAAGCCGCCGGGCAGGCCTACAGCGCCCTGTTCGAGATTGCCCAGCGTTCTCGCGTCAGCTTCACCGAGCTGGGCAGCACCTACGCCTCCATCGCCCGCGCGGGCGAGTCGCTCGGCCTCAGCCAGCAGCGCCTGCTGGGCGTGACCGAGGCCATCGGCAACGCCATGACCATCAGCGGTGGCAGCGCCGCTGGCATGCAGGCCGCCCTGATGCAGCTGGGGCAAGGCCTCT